GGAGCATATTTCCTCTGGTGCTTCCTCCAGGTTGGTAGTTGACGAGGCTGCCTCTTATCTGTGGGAGGATTCCACTTGTGGGGTCAGTGAGCCTTGACATTACGGCTTGCTGATAGGCGTTTGATAGGTCGCCGTATGGAGTGCCTTCCCCTGTGGGGACTTCTCCAGTCATCATATCCGTTAGTGTGGGGCCGACTGCTCTGGCTCCCTGCATAGCAAGTTCTGGAATCTGCTGCGCCCAATCGTATGTTCTACCTAGTTGTTGTTCTGCCTGAGCCTGCATTAAGGCTGGGCGTGGGCCTCCCAAGTATCCAAGGGTGCGAGCCTGCGCCTGCTGCTGTGCAGGGTCAAAGCCTGCCACTGTTTCACCCGGAAAATAAGGTGCTGGGCCTGCCTTATAGAGTTGTTCGGCTCTGCCGAAACCCGTACCTAGGAATGGCCGCTGAACATCCCACGGGCCTTCCGTGGTTCGTACTGTTGATCCGCCTGCCATTATGCCACTCCTAGTAAATTAGTTGTATTTAGTGTTGGGGCTGCCCAGTCTCCCAGTAGCCCCTTCCAATCGCCTGCTGTCGTAGTGTCTATATTATATGGAGTCCACGCTGGCATATTCACCATTTGGGTTGGAGTCGCAGCGAATCTCCATCCAGGCTGTCTATTAGAACTTCCTGGTTGCAGGCCCGGATAGGTTGCAGGATTGGTTCGCCATGTGCCCTGTGGAATAAGCCCAGAAAACTGCTTATCTTTTGGCCCGTCATAACCTAGATATTTATTCCAAGCCGATTTATCACGAATTTCTCCTGGGAGGTAACCTAATGATGTTTGGTATGTATCTGGAAGTTTGAACTTCATAAGCCCTTTTCTTATGTCGTCCCCAAGATACCTTTTCCAATAAGGGTTTGTTCCTGTTCTATAGGCTAACATATCCACAGAACCGGCTGGAGTTTCCAGTTCCGCAGAAGTAGTACCGCTCTTCACCCACTGGCTTCCGTCCCACGACCAATTATCGTTATTGGAAAACCAATCATCATTTATGTCAAATGGGTCTTTGGGAGGAGGGCCGTTGTCATCTTTTTTGGTTATCCTATCATATTCAGCCTTTTGCTTCGCTAACATGTCATCCCTATCAGCACCCCACAGGCGGTCCCATTCGGTTCGTTGCGCCCCGTAAGATAAATTAGGATCAAGGTCTTCAAATAGATTTATATTGGCTTGCTGCCAATGTGATATAGGATTTAGGCCGAGAAGACCCTCTTGGGCTGCTAACTGCGCTATTCTTATTTTCGTAGCATCTTGTAGTGGCCCTGTATAACTGGTTCCTTCTCCCATCTCACGACCAGTTTCACCCCGCATGATGTTACCCTGCGCTCGGACTTCAGAGGATTTCCTGATAACTTCGTCCCTCGCCGCTAACCACGCTGCGGAATTAGGAGTCTCGCCCTTCATCGTTGCTACGAGCTCCTCCCTCTCTTCAACTAAATCATCGCGTAGTTTTTTTGCATCATCATGTTTTTTAGTCATCAGTGCATCCTAGATGTTAAATCTTTTGTTAGTATGTGGTACGAGCATTTCCAATCCTGTAATATTCGGAGCCATCCCTTTCGGCCCCATGCTTCCAAAGCGGTGCAGCCTATGTTCATCGCCCAGTGTTCAATGTCTGGTAGGAACTGAATCCATTTGTCCATCTCTACCCCACCCAGAGCAATGATCCGTAGAACCTGTTTATTTGGGTAAGGGGCTATTTGTGTTATCATGCAGGCCAGGACTTCTTTTCCTTCAATGGATACCCACAGTTGCATAGAGCCATTCGTGAGTTCCTCATAGAAGTTCTCTGAGGTCATCTCTCCTTGGGAGTGAGAGACTACCTCTTCGACGTACTCCAGTATAGAAGGCCATATAACATGAACATCATCTGGGCTTACTAAAGCTATTCTACAGTTGGACCCACGCAGATGATGTTTCGTTGAAGAAATAAATTCCTTCGCCCGATCCTGGATTCCAATTCGTTCCATCCGCGTATCTGATGTCTCCGCCTCTCGGTTTTTCTGGTTCGACATGAGTCCTCTCTAATCTGAAGATTGCTTGATTGAGTACAATATCAGCCAATCGTTTAAGTTCGGTAACAACGTATAAACCCAAGTCTTCCTGTTCTAATGGGAGTGGTCCCGGCTCATAATGGGTGACAGACTTGACCACTCTGTCCTTGTATGTAGCCATCAGTAACTCCTAGAGCCTCTACGACCAGCATCCTCCACTTCGATGTCGTACCCATCCAACCTCCAATAGAAGTCTCCAGTGGACTCAAACTTAACACCGTATAGTTTTCCACTGGCCCTGCAGGAAACCTTAGATTGAGAATCAGGATTAAAGGTATAGGCGGAAGTCCAAGTGACACCCTCCTCTGTAGACATTTGTGTGCCTACATAGACATTTACCGTGTTAGCCCCAGAGACTTCCATGCGGGGCCATATAGCCTTTATTCTCTTTACTGAGGTGCGGTCTTCGTTTCCTTGCGCTCCCATAGCCATCCCTGTGCGCTCAATGTATGAAGTCATGTCAGTCGTATCTTCTTGGTTTCCAGAGGCATTACGGTAAATCTTTGTGTCCGTGAGTGATGCCATGACAAGCACATTCTCCACTGTACTCCAAGTTGCAGACCAAGCGCCCAAAGCAGCACTCCAAGTTATTCCAGTAGCAGCCGCCCATGTGGTAAATGAATTCGGGTCATCAATAGAACCATAACCAATATGGGAAAGGTTTGGTAGATCACGAAGGGTAAATGCTTGGTTTGTCCAGTTCCATACAACCGCTTTGTTACATTGATCTGAAGTATTCTCAGCCGTAGGAAAACAAGCCCACATCTCTGTGTTTCCATAGTCTGCCACAACAAAAGACTTCTTATATTGTGCGCCATCTATGAAATCAAAAACATAATCTCTAATCTTATGGGGAAGAATAGAGGTTACCTTCTGACCGTCATTGATATATATGTCACCGTTACCAAAGAAGAAGTGACCACCATCAAACTCCGCTACGCAGTTCTTTGTAAGCACACCCACGGAAGGAGACAATTGACGAAATGAGAAGATAAATGGCGTTCCAACATACGACATGGAATAGATGGAATCTTCCTTATAGATCATGAAAGTATCACGCAGAGGAAGCCCATCCAATATGGCACCCCTTGTATCAGCCAATTCATATTCACCAGCGTCAACCGTTGCGCTAGTTTCATCCCAGGAGGACGGAACAGTCTGAGTGGCTGCCTCTGTTGACCACTTAACTAATCTTGGAAAACCCGTTCCAGCTTTAGTTACATTCAGAGCCACCAAGAACGATCTAAATGATCGCATAGAATTACATTCTGTGGATACAAAAACAGGGGCATTATCTAAGTGAGTCGCTCCAGTAGTTCCGTTCTGCGATCTTGCTATTCCAGTAAATGTAGTAGAAGTTTTACCAGTGTATAATATATCCTCACTATCTATTGTAAAAGTTCCGCTTGTTGGAAATGTGCTTGTATCATCTACTGTTATGTTAGCTGTGCTGGTCGTGCTTGTAATGGCACCGTCCAAAATGGTAAGACTGGGCCAATCAGACAGGTCTGCCATAAGCGTAGAAGTGGAAGGCTCACCATCGGTCAATGCCCAGTATTGGGGATCATCAAATCCGTTGGTCATTATTAGAACTCCACCCAACACAGTTGAAGTCCAATTCTCTTCTGCGGTTGCGCTGTAAGCCCCAGACGATCTAGTTATGTTACTCCAACTATCATCGCTGTCCTTAAATACATGAATAGCCGCTGTTCCACCTATGATCCAGTAGTTGTCTGCTGCGGTATTTAGGTTGGTAATGTAAAGAGGAACAATAGGACAAGTCGCCATAACCTCTGCATAGCCCGGTGATTTAACAATAGCACCATGCTCTGCCCTGACATTATTACCATCAGACCATACATTGGGAGGAAGCTGCCAAGGGTTTATATCCTTGACGATACCTACCTGCCCAACATTGTCAATCGGGATCAGTGCCATTACGGAGCAACGTAGTCAGGATCATTGGGCCAGCCAGCAGTCACACCACCAGCCTCATCATAAGCCTTGATAGCATCTAAATCGACAAGAGCATCTATTACTACTTCCTTATCGTTTGATTCTGTTCTGATTGCTGCTCTGTAGGTTTTCCAGTCTGCTGGCATCGTAGTTCCGCCATCCTCTTCTCTAATTCTCATCCAGTCTGATTGAGCCAGTGTGGAAGATGCAATGCTCTTCACTTTTGCTTTCATGGATTTCTTTATGTCATCGACATTCTTTGCGGAAGAACCGTAAGACACCACCCATTCGTTAGTGGCTGCATCAAAGTTGTACTCCTCACCGCTTGTGTTGTAGTAGCGATGATCTGCAACACTCATACGTGCAGGATGAAATCCAATGTTAGCCAGTTCCGCTTTAGACCATTTCCTAAAGATTTGCCTTGGATGCTGAACACCATCTTTGGTAATGGCTCTTGGTGTTTTTATTAGTCCATGACTTGGTGAATACCACATAATTTATTACCTTGCGTTTGCGTATTTGAATGGCGATTCAGCGAAAGCCATATAAAAAATAGTATTAGTGTTAAATGCAGAATCTGAACTTCTTACTTTGAATCCATTAGATACATAATCAACCATGATGAAGTCATCATCTTCTACGGTGGTTTGATCCGCCAATAACAATCCTTGAACTACATTTATTGGACTTCTCTTGCTATCTGACATATACCACTCTGCCCCACCATCTACATTTTTCAGAATTAACCAAGCAGGTTTCATTCCTGTATAGATGAAAGTTCCGTCAGCATTTGAATTTCCCTCAAAGGTTCCAAACTTGCTGTAACCTTCAACTGTATGCCAGCAGTACGCTATGTAATTATCTGGATTGCTCCTATTTGTCTCTCCAGCAGTACCTAGAGTAAACACACTGGCACCCGGAGGGGTGTTATTCCATATAGCACTATCCGTAGATTGTGCTTCCGCAAGATCTAATTTCATAATCCATTTGGTAAAGGCACTATCCATGCTTGGACTATTCACTACCCAATTAGTAATGGCATCCCTGTTCTTTATTATGATTAAGTCTGGTGTCTGAGATAATCCGTGTCCAACTGTATCTCCACCAGTTCCGCTTCCCGCGTACTTAACAATACTAAACCCTGCCGTAGAATTTACGCTTACTGTAGAGGTGATGTCACCATCTCCATTAGAGGCGGTACCGTTTGCCCCTAACCAGTTCCATGCTACATAGTCTTGTCCTGTATCATTTAATTCTTCAGTATTACTTGATCCAGAAACCGTGTAACCATCAGCGGTCCATGCTGATAAATGTCCTGTTGCACTATCAGAATATGACGCTGCAGCATTGTCTGCGTATAAGGCTTCACCTGCTCCGCGTACAGCGTCAAACAATTGATGTGAATACGCTCCGGTTCTCGACTTAATCCAAGTAAGATCGGGTTGGAACCCTACTTCAGTTAGTGTCCTTGGATTAGCATCATCTCCTGAATAAAGAATAGTATTAAAATTATCACCGGGTAATTTGATTTCTGGATCAGAAAGATTACTGGTGCAGAGTGCTAGAAAACCTGACGGTGGTTCGTAGTAGAAATCTCCGATACTGTTTCCATCTTGGTTTCCTTGTGCGGTTTTTTCTCCTGCAAAACTAGAATCAGAACCTGTATTTAAATACCATGTCCAGTTAGTATTTGAATTAACTGCAAATCCCCAAATGCCACTTGCGCTTGCATTGAGGTCTTCCGCAGTTCCAATCGTTGCATTGTTTTTATAGAACTGAACCGTAGCAGGGCTGGCGTCAAGGTCTAACGCAGCAGAAATAATATCTCCATCTGTTAAAGTCGTTAATCCGCTCTGAGTTATATTGCCAGTACCATTATTGTAAATATCACCTACATTGCCATCATAAACAACTCCATATCTACCGGTTCCCCAACCAATGTCTGGTCCTGCATTCCATTCATCTGCATTCCCAGCATCAAATACAACCATATATCGACCGCCAGTTGCAGTTCCTGCTGTCCACAATACTTCCCAGTACCACTTTCCGCTATCTGCTGCAAAAGTTCCGGGCCATGCATGAGAGCCACTTGGTACTGCCTTAAGATTTCCTTCTGATAACGTACTGCTGTTAGTAGCAGCAGTAATTTTGCACAGCGGATTAAATGTGGGGAAGTTATTAGTCGGGCTATCCACCATCTGATCCGTAGCTGCTAGATTGGTTGGGGTGTAATCATTTCCTTCCCCAGAAGAATCATTCCCTAAATCGGCAGAATCTTCAAACTTCAAGTAAAACCCATTAGTACCGAATGTCAGACCAGATGCGTCAATAGGCTTCCACTGATTAGTGTCGGAATCGGTTTCTCCGAAATCGGATGCAGCGTAAGCAGTTCCATCTATACTATAAAATTCTGCAAGATAACTTTCTAACCTATGTTGGTCACCACGTTCCAGCCTACCAATATTGTATTGCTTGGTAGTGTTCATATTTGTGTCTGAATCTTGTGCAGGATAACTGGTGGCACTAAAATCAGTTAGTTGTTCACCATTTACATAAATTTTTACACGATCAGTATCTGTGGCTTGGGTTGTATCTACAGCAACAACCATGTGATACCAGGCTGAAGGATCTCTATACAGCGAAGTGGTTGTATTTTCCGAACCAGCTGCAAGAACCTTAAAGTTGAGCACTCCATCCTGCCAATCAAAATTAGTTTCGCTAGAACTAACCGTACCTATATCAAAAAACTTTTGTGCCGCTGAAATTTCAAGTTTAGTCCAGAAACTTACAGTCCAAGTTTTACTATTTCCTGCGCTACCCGGAGTTCTGGTTAAATAAGAAGTACCATCAAACCGCAGAGATTGATCAATGGTGTAGTCTTCAGCTAATGATTTAGCAAGACCTGTTTGGAGTAATGCCATTAGACAAGCGCAGCAGAAGCGGAAACGTAAACATCAGTTCCATCAGAGAAGTAAGTCACCAGATAAGTGCCAGCGGTTGTCACATCCGTTGCGAATGTGGAAACCGCTTTTACTTCTGATCCTAATGATATGGTGTAGGCAGAGGGATTGATCAGTTTGATAAATCCTGACTGACCAGTGGTTTCGTTGGAGAATTCCAACGTGTCCGCAGCGCCGGGGGTGTAGAGGAAGTTGTTTCCGGTATCCAAATCCAAGGTGCCATCGGTGACAGTTTGTGGGGTTCCTCTTTGGGAGCCAGACCATGATTGGTCTA